GTCATTGCTATACCGTTATTTTTACTATCAGGTGCATCTATATCTGGCATATTTGGTCCGTCTATATCTGGTCCTTCTACATCTGGTTGATTTGGTGCAGAACCAGTTGTTGTTGTAGTTGAAGATGTTGTTGAAGTTGAAAATCCTGGTAATCTTACACCTACACGATTTGCTATTAATGTTGCTATTAATAATCCTACTGTTCCCATTGATGTTGCACCTAAAATAAGAGCAATATTAGGTGATTGTGAATATGATGCAGCTGCTCCTCCACCTGTAGCATTTTGTGTTGGTGTAATACTTGCATTTGAAAATAAAAATATTGGTGAACCAGATATACTTAATATAATACTTGGTGATAATGTAGGTGTTTTAGATACAGATGTTGATAGTGAAACAGATGATAAAACAGATGTTGAAACAGACGTTGAAACAGAAGTAGAAGGAAATATAGAAGATGTTACTGATGGTGAAATTGATGATGTTACTCCAGATGAAATTGATGGTGTTACTGAACTAGAACGTGTTTGAGATACAGTAGAAGAATAAGATATACTTGGTGAAATTGATAATGTTGCTCCAGTTGAAATTGATGGTGTTATTGAACTAGAACGTGTTTGAGACATAGTAGAAGAATATGATTTTGAAGAACTAGTTGTTTGTGATACACTAGATGTATAAGATGTACTTAATGAACTTGATGGTGTTATACTAGATGATGCAATATTAGAATTAGAAATTGATGATGTTGCAGAAATACTAGATGAAAAACTTGGAGAGATAGAAATTGATGGTGAAACTGAAACAGATTGTACTGGACCAGTATAAATTTCTAAATATGCTGTATTACTAGATGTATACCAAAATACGCTAGTTGGTGGATTTGCACTTGATGTTGTATAAAAAGAACCAGAAATTGGTGTTAAACCTCCACCAAATATATATGAACCTGAATTTCCTAATAAAAATTCTACATTTGAATTAGATGCACCATAAAATACTAATGAATATGTATTACCACCTAAAAGAGAATATGCAACAATATTACCTAAATTAGTTAAAACAACTGCTTGTTGAGAAACCCCTGGGAAGGATCCAGGGCTTGTTAACGTAATTTGTGCTGATGCAAGTACGCTACCAGTTGGTTGATTAGCTGCATTTGCTGCCATCAAACCTATTGTAAATGTTGTAGAACCAACAGAACCGGGCCAATATTGTAAAGCAATACTAGTAATTGCTGTATTTGAATAAATACTTGGTACTGTAAAACTTATTGCTTGTCCACTTGTCATTGGATTATGACAACATCCTGTCATTCCTGTAAACCATGGTGCAGGTAAAGTAGCTGTTGGTGATGGTGTTATGCTTACAGTTGGTGGAATTGATGCACTCACTGATATACTAGCAGATAAACTAGAAGATATTGATGAGCTTACTGTAGGTGTAACTGATGGTAAAGTAAGACCAAGTTGACGAATTACATTACCTTGAGAATCAGCAGTATAAATTGTATTTTTATTTGGATTATATATTAGACCAATTGGATTATTATAACTAACTTGTGTTCCTGTACCATCAATACTTTGTGTAATATTATTACCGCTTAGTGTTATTACTTGAGCATTCCATAATGTATATAAACTAATTTTACGAATTACACTTTGACCAGATACTGCTTGAGATACATATAATGCATTATGAAGTCCATCATATTCTAAATCCATTGGATTATTAAAAGATACACCTGTTCCTGAACCATCTATACTTGTACCTGCTGGTCCATTACCACCTAAAATATTTTGTGATGAACTTGCTATTCCTGGTGATGATAATTGAATATAACGAATATTATTCCAATAAGTATCTGTTACATATAAATTCATATTATTATAGCGAATACCAGTAGGTTTACCAAATTTACCTTTGTAACCACCATAAACATCTTGCCATCCTATTACACCTAATGTTCCTATTGGAGTTGTTACATTTTGAGTAGAAATATTAATTGCACGGACTGCAGCACATCCTGTATCTGCTACGTATAAAAACTGATTTACTTGATCTATTGCAATCCCTTCTGGATTTGTAAAAAATGCATTAGTTCCAATACCGTTTGCACATCCAGGACCAGATTCTGGATCTCCTGCTATATAATTAAGTTGTAAAGTAGCAAGATTAATACTTCGAATTACATTAGAATCTCTTTCAACTGCATAAAGAATATTATTAATACTATCTAATGCTAAACCTGCTGGAGAATTCATTGCTGCATTTGTACCAATACCTGTTCCTGTATCTTGAATATTCCACATACCCGCAACGCTTGTAACTATATTAGTTGTTAAATTTAATAAACGAATTTGGTCAGCTGGACTTGCTTCCGAAATATAAATACCTGAATAATCTGGTGTAAATACCATATATTGTGGTGCTGGTACACTAGCTGATGTTCCTACACCATCCATTTGTACTACATTTCCCATACCTGCAATTGTTGTAGCTTGAAAATTTAAATTTGGTAATGCAGATACCGTTGCTGATATACTTGGTGATAATGAAGCTGATAATGATTTACTAGGTGAAATTGAACGTGATGCCATTATTGATGTTGTTGGTGTTGGTGATGGTATAATTTCTGTATAAGATACAAAGAATGCAGAACCACGATTGGCAATATTTACCATATCAGCACCAATTTGGTTACCACTACCATCATAGAATGTTGCCTGACTAATTCCAGTTTGTGTAGTTGTACCAACTGCTGATGATGAGAAATCCATATAATACCAATGATTTTGTGATGAACTATCTCCACAAGAATTAACACCGCATGGAGAATTATACCATGATTGACCAGCTGCAGCAACTTGCACTGCTAAGTCACAATTTGGTGCACAACATGATTGAATACCTGATGTAGATAATCTAGCAGTAGATGGATTTCCATCTAATTGTATATTTGCAGGCATTGCTTGAGTACCATAAATAGCAAACGCAATTTGCTTTACTTTGAGACCAGTTGAACCTGGTGATAAACTTTGACTTAATCCAACATTTAATGCACCAGAATCTGTTCCACAACCTAATGTTGTAGCTGTGAAACCATTGTAATCATATCCTGGTGTTTGAGCATTTATTAACGGAAATAATAACCCTAAAAGAGCTGTGAATAAACGCATATACTATTCTTATATAATTTTATTATGTATATAAAGAAAATAAAATTATTATTAAATTATTAATTAGAATATGCTAAACCGCCCATACCACTCATTACACGAAGTACGTTATAATTAAATGCATAAATATTGAGTGTAGCTGCTGTTGGAAGATATATTGATGAAAATGTAGCTGATGCACTAATATTAGATGTTCCTAAAGCACGACCAATAGTAAGTTGTAATGTAGCATTATCAATACGAGAAAAATTACATGTTCCAGATGGCTGATGTTCTTGAGGTGTAAGTGCAAATGAATATACATTAATACCATCTGATGGTGTATTTGTAAAACATTGATATGGTTGAACATAGTTAAAATAATTACCATCACGAATATTAAAACGATCGTGACCATTTAATTGGAGTAAACCAGTTAAGACAGGATTTTCACTTCTGTCTAATTGGAGACCATAATTAGTCCAATCATATACGACATAATCCCATACAGATGAGCCTTGATTATTATATTGTGATGAATTACGAGTAATACCAGGACTGGATGCTAAAACTACACTTTCAAGTGTAGCACAATCAAGAGATAATACATCAATTGGCATTAAACTTCCTGTAATTGTAAGATTATCTGGAGTTAAAACTAATGGATCTACAAATACTGCAGCTGCATTATTAAAATATGTTAAATAATTACCAGCTAACAATGGATTAGGTAAAACAGTATTTTGTGTTGATGAACTAGGTTGAAGTGAACCACTCACAATAAGAGCATATGCAAGAATAAATCGTTTGGTAGCTAAAAGTTGCATCGCATCATGACTATCTGAATTATATGCTAAAAAACGTAAACCAGTTATCCAACGTGCTAATTGAATATCCCATGCGAGAAATTTGCATGGATGATTAAATATTAATCGTGTACGTGTTGCTGTTGTTGATATACTTTCAGATGCTGGAAATTGTACTTGTTCAATAAGATATTCGTGTGTAGCTTGTGCAAAACGTTTGCGTTCTTCTTGGTCAAGATATATATAATCAACCCATAATGATGCATATGCAATAGAAGGAATTGTAGCCCATGATGTTCCAGTAATAATAGTTCCATTACCATAATTAGTAATAATTAATTGATTTAAAGGTGCTATGTCAAATGTAATACGTACTTCATGATATTGTAAAGCAATTAATGGTATTCCTAATCCATCATGTCTGCAATGAAAAAATTGGAGAGGAACATTAAGTGTATATTGTTGATTCTGATTAGGAGCGTTAAAGCCATATTGGTCACTAAGTGATGTCATTTCTGGTACATTACCAATCATTCTATTATAACCACGAACTTGTCCAACAAGTTGAGTAAGTTCAAACCAAATATTGAGCCAATCACCATATTGTTTATCAATTTGAGTACCACCAATTTCTAAGAAATAATCTTGAATTAAAGCATGACCTAAGCGAGGTGTCCATGCCCATTGAGGTGTAAATAATTGACCACCTGGTGAAAGAGTAATTGGATTAAGCACTCCTTGATTAAGAATAACTCGAAGATACATTTTTGTTACAACATCAGCATTACGAGTTAATTGAACTGTTACACGTGTATTAAAATCAAATGTACCTGCAAATGTTTGTTCAATTGCTTCAGAAGCAAAATTTGTATATCTGCGATAAACTACTTTGAAAAATGTAATTTGTGGATTACCTGTTAAATATATATCTTGTGCACCATATGCGACAAGTTGAACTAAACCACCACCTGCCATTTTTAATCTATATATATATATGATATATTTTTTTTAAGTTGATATTTTGAAAGTAAGATTATTTTATAGTATAATATATAAAATAATAAATAAATAGTACGTCTAGTTGGAGTATGCAAGACCAGCCATACCGCTCATGACACGGAGAACGTTGTAGTTGAAAGCATAGATGTTGAGTGTGGCAGCAGATGCAAGGTAGACAGATGAGAAGGTTGCAGATGAGCTAATGTTGGCTTCACCGAGAGCACGACCGAGGGTGATTTGGAGTGTGGCGTTATCAATACGGGAGAAGTTACATGTTCCGGATGGTTGATGTTCTTCAGGTGTGAGGGCAAATGAGTATACGTTAATACCATCAGAAGGTGTGTTGGTGAAGCATTGGTATGGTTGGACGTAGTTGAAGTAGTCACCATCACGGATGTTGAAACGATCATGACCGTTGAGTTGGAGTAAACCAGTTAAGAAAGGATTTTCGGTTCTGTCGAGTTGGAGACCGTAGTTATCCCATTGGTAGACGACGTAATCCCATGCAGCTGAACCTTGGTTGTTGAAGACAGATGTATTACGAGAAATACCAGCACAGGCAGCTAAGACTGTGGATTCGAGTGTGGCAGAGTCGAGGGAGCAAACATCGAGAGGGAGTAATGTACCAGTGATGGTGACGTTATCAGGGTCGAGAACGTATTGGTCAACGTAGACTGCACCAGCGTTGTTGAAGTAGTTGAGCCAGATACCAGCTAATTGAGATTTACCTAAGATGCTGTTGCTGGTGAGGGGGTTAGGTTGGAGAGCACCGGATGTGAGTGAGGCATAAGCAAGGATGAAACGTTTAGTGGCTAAGAGTTGCATAGAAGTTACATCATCTGCATCGTATGATAAGTAACGGAGACCAGAGGTCCAGCGGGCTAATTGGAGATTCCAGACAATGAATTTGCATGGGTGGTTGAATGTTAAGCGGGAACGTGTGGTTGTGGATGTAACAGTTTCTGGTGATGGGTATTGAACTTGTTCAATGAGGTATTCGTGGGTGGCTTGGGCGAAACGTTTGCGTTCTTCTTGATCGAGGTAGATGTAGTCGACCCAGAGAGAAGCATAGGAAACGTTAGGAGGTGTGCTTGACCAGATTGGTTGACCACCGTTGGCGTAGTTGGTTACAATTAATTGATTGAGTGGGGCAATATCGAAGGTAATACGAACTTCGTGGTATTGGAGAGCAATTAATGGTAAACCTAAGCCATCGTGTCTGCAGTGGAAGAATTGGAGAGGAACGTTGAGGGTGTATTGTTGACCTTGGTTGGGTTGGAGACCAGTGTTGTTGTAGTTGAGTTGGTTTGTTAATGATGTCATGGCTGGGACGTTACCGACCATTTTGGCGTAACCACGAACTTGACCAACAGGGTGGGTGAGTTCGTACCAGATGTTGAGCCAGTCACCGTATTGTTTATCAATTTGAGTACCACCGATTTCGAGGTAGTAGTCGTTGATTAAGGCATGACCTAAATTGCGTACCCAAGCCCATTGAGGGGTGAAAGATTGACCACCAGCGAGTGTAACGTTGGCGAGTAAACCTTGGTTGAGGACTACACGGAGGTACATTTTGGTTACAACGTCGGCATTACGAGTTAATTGAACAGTTACACGGCTTCCAAAAGAGAATGTACCAGTGAATGTTTGTTCAATTGCTTCAGAAGCAAAGTTTGTGTGTCTACGGTAGACAACTTTGAAGAATGTGATTTGGGGGTTACCAGTTCGGTAATTCTCCATACTTTCATATGGAGCCGGACTATATCTTAGGCCTTCATTGAGAACTGCTAATTCTCTCAGACCCACTTACATTTAGTCTCTGGACTGCATCCATAGATCTTGCATAACGATCATTAGGACTTGGCTCAGTGCTCATCAATTTAGGATTTATATTTAAATTATTTTTTTCTAATCCACATTTGCCTGCTTATTACCATACCCTAGGCTGCTATTCTAGGCCATTAGATTGTTTCTAATCTAACTTGGTACAGGATGTAAAGAAATATATAATTCTATTTTAGTATTATGATTATTTATTAATGATTCATCTATCTTATTATTTTTTCTGTAATTTTCTTTTTTTTCACACGGTCTGAGATTTTTCCAATTAAAACATTTTTTAATATCTTCATCTTGTTCTAGATTAAAATTACTACATGGTAATACATGGTCAATATCCCAATATGTTCCTTGATTTGTCCATGACATATTTTCATCAAATTGATATTCAATCCATTTATGAAAATATTCTAAACTTACACCAAGATACATTAAGG